CACATGGATTTGGTCATTGTGGAGCCTTAAAATACATAGACACTATAGATGCATGGGAGCATTTAGAATTTACACATGCAGGAATTAAAACATCTATCTTGAATAAAGAACAATCCAAGAACCTTTTTGCTTATTTGTATGACTATGAAATACTTGTATGTCCAGTAAAACAAGATTGGCATTTATTTAGAATTAAAGAATTAAGCTGCGTATCTTTTATAATGAGATTAATAGGTTTTTACAAATGGTATATTATAACTCCATGGCAATTATATTGTGCGTTGCGAAAAGCAGGATATAAGAGATTTTGGAATAAATTAGGTTAAAAAAGGAATTTTTCTATGAGTGGTGATGGTGGTAGAGCAGGTAGAGATAGAGATGTATCAGGAGCTGAAAAAGTATATAGCAAAGAAAAAGGTATTACTACATATTCAGATACAAAAATAACAGACAGAAAAAAAAAAGATTTTATTGAATCTGGTGCTAATAAAATAGACAGAGGTGTAAAAGGCCCTCCTACTGTGCAAGTAGCAAGTCAAATTTTAAGTGGGCCATTACAAGCTGGATCTATTAAAACAAGAACTTTTTTTGATGAAAAGGTTTTAGCATCTAGTAAAGCTAAAAAAAATATAGGATATACTCAATCTGAATTTAGAAATTTATCTTTAACAGAACAAAACAAAGTTTACGATAATTATATGAAAGGTAGAATGTCTGGACAAACTGATGCTTATGGTAACCAGGTTCCTACTGGTGGTGACGGGGGTGGGCAAAGACAAACTAAAACTCAAGCTCAAATAGAAGCTGAGAATGTTGAAACACAAAAAGCAGAACAAGCTAAAAAAGATCAAGCTGCTGCTGAACAAGCTGATGCATATAAAAAAAGAAGATTAGCAATAACATCATCTAGGTCATTATTTGCTAGAGCTGGAGGTAGAGGATTTTTTAATTAATGGATTATTTAGATAACTCAGAAATAAATTATGGTACTCAAGATAGAGCATCTGAAATTTTAAAAAAATATAAAGAAGCTCAAAGTATAAAAGATTATTGGAAAGATAAATTTGAAGAAGCATATGAATACTGTCTTCCAAATAGAGAATCATTTTACGAAGAAGCTCCTGGTCAAAAAAGAACAGATAAAATTTTTGATGAAACTGCTGTAGTAGGTGTACAAGAATTTGCATCTAGATTACAAGCAGGTATAACTCCAACATTTGCTAGATGGGCAGACTTTCAAGCAGGATCTGAAATACCACAAGAACAAAAAGCAAACATCAATTTAGAGTTAGATAAAATTACAGAATATGTATTTCAATTATTACAACAATCAAACTTTAACCAAGAGATACATGAATCATTTATGGATCTTGCAATTGGTACAGGTGTTATGCTTGTTGAAGAAGGTGATGCAGTAAATCCAATTAAATTTACAGCAGTACCATTAACTAGAGTTTGTTTAAATACTGGGCCAGATGGTGCAATAGATTCTGTTTACAGAACTAGATATTGTAAGCCTAATGAAATTAAAATACTTTATCCTAAAGCTAAATTACCAGAAAATTTTGATCCTTTAAGAAATAAAAATAAAATTAAAATTATTGAAGCTGTTTATAAAATACACGAAGAAAATGTTGAAAAATACAAAATGTGTATTCTTATGGAAAATCCTAAACATATTCTTTTTGAAGAAATGTTTGAAGGAGAAGGTTCAAATCCATATTTAGTATTTAGATGGAACAAAGCTTCTGGTGAAGTTTATGGTAGAGGGCCAGTATTTAATGCTATGTCAGCAATTAAAACTTGTAATCTAACAATTGAATTAATTTTACAAAATGCTCAAATGTCTGTGTCTGGTGTTTATACTTATGAAGATGATGGTGTAATTAATCCAGATAATATTTCATTAGTACCTGGATCTTTAATACCAGTAGCTCCTGGTAGTAGAGGTTTAGTACCAATACAATCAGCATCTAATTTTGATGTAGCTCAATTAGTATTAAATGATATGAGGCAGAATATTAAAAAAGCTTTATACATGGAAGCTCTTGGAAGACCAGAAGGAACTCCAATGACAGCAACAGAAGTTTCTGAAAGAATGGCAGATTTATCAAGACAGATTGGTTCATCTTTTGGTAGACTTCAATCTGAATTAATAACTCCATTATTAAAAAGAATAATTAGAATTTTATCTAAACAAGGTAGAATAGACATCCCTAAAGTAAACGGTAGGGAAGTTAAGATAGCTCCAAGATCACCATTAGCTCAAGCTCAACATTTACAAGATGTTGCTGATGTAACAAGATTTAATGAAATTATTGGAGCAACTTTTGGCCCACAAATGGTTAATCTAATTGTGGATCAAAATACAACTGCAAAATATCTAGCTGAAAAAATGAACTTACCAGAGAAGTTAATTAGAAACGAAGAAGAACAACAAGAGCTAGTTAATCGTTTACAACAAATGCAATCAACACCAGAAGGAGGTGAAGCTCCACCAGGAGCATAGTATGTCGTGGAAAGATCTAGAGAAAGAGAAGCCCAAAATAACAAATAGTATAGACGGTTATGTAAGATCTACTGAAGAAGAAAAGATTTTAAATAAACATTTTGCTAATGTCTTCAAAGGAGATGAAGCAAAAAAAGTTTTAAACTATTTGCAATCAATAACAATAGAAGCTGTTGCTGGGCCAAATATAGATAGCAACAGACTATTCCACTTAGAAGGTATGCGATTCTTAGTTGGAGTAATTAAAACGCGTATAACAAAAGGAGAAAATGATGGCAGATGATAATGCTAATACAGCACCAGTCGCCACTGAACAACCTTCAGAGGTAACTAAACCAGAATATATTCAAGATAAGTTTTGGGATGCTGAAAAGAATGAAGTTAATATTGAAAACTTAGCTTCATCTTATAACTCACTAGAATCTAAATTAGGTTCTAGAACAGAAGATCTAACTAAACAAATTAGAACTGATCTTGAAAATGAAAAACTAAATAATGTTCCAGAAGAATATAAATTAAATGTTCCGGAATTAGATCAAAATATATCATTAGATATTAGTAATGATATGCCTATTGTACAATGGTGGAACAGTACTGCAAAAAATGCAGGTTTATCTCAAGAACAATATGATGAAGGTGTAAAAGTATTTGTAGAAAATGCTATTTCTAGTCTTCCTAATGCTGATCTTGAAGTACAAAAACTTGGAGATAATGGCAGAGAAAGAATAGAAGCTGCAGAGCTTTGGTCTAAAAAACATTTAAGTCCAGATTCTTATAATGCTATTTCTAGTTTTGCATCAACTGCTGAAGGAGTTAAGGCTCTAGAAGAAGTTATGAAACTAACTAAAGATAGCAGTATGCCTACATCACAAACACAAGTAGATGTATCTGCTGATATGGATGATCTTAAATCAATGCTTAAAGATCCTAGATATTGGGATTCAAGTAGACGTGATCCTGCTTATGTAAAACGAGTAACTGAATTATATGAAAAGGCTTACAAAGGTCAAAAACAAGCATAAATTTAAGTTTAAAAAACTTAATAAGCCTTTAAAATGGCTTGACTGTGTTTCGCAAACTGGTTGGTTATCTGTAGCTCAAATGGAAGCTGCAGAACCAGCAGTTTGTAAAACAGGTGAATTTTGGATTTATAAAGATACCAAAGATTATATAACTTTATTTGGTACATACTCTCAAGATAAAGATGGCACAATAGAATTTGGAGAAGTTATAACTATTCCTAAAAGATGGATATAATTGTGCGTTGTCAAGAATAACACTTATACAATATCAACATATCAAGACCTTTAGAATGTAAATGATTGCCCTTAACTGGATAACAATCCACTGCATTAGAAAGATAATCGGTAACTAACAATAACTTAACAACGAGGAAAATAAATGGCAACATCAATAACAAATGCCTTTATAACTCAATTCGAAGCTGAAGTTCACATGGCTTATCAAAGAATGGGTTCTAAGTTAAAGAACCTAACAAGAACTGTGAACGGTGTTAATGGTAATACTGTTAAGTTTCAGAAAGTTGCAAAAGGATCTGCAAACACTAAAGCAAGACATGCTGAAGTAGTTGCAATGGATCTAGCTCACAGCAATGTAAGCGCAACTTTAACTGATTACTATGCAGCAGATTACGTTGACAAGTTAGACGAGTTAAAGGTAAACATTGACGAAAGACAAGTAGTTGCAAATTCAGCAGCTTACGCATTAGGTAGAAAAACTGATAGCGTAATTACTTCTGTAATGGAAAACGCAACACAACTTGCTAATAACTCAGCTGGTACAAGTACTGGAATGAACCTAGAAAAAGCTCAAGCTATGATGGAACTTTTCAATACTAATGATGTACCAGATGATCAACAAAGATACTGGGTAGTTGGGCCTAAACAATGGTCTGATCTAATCAACCTAGATCAATTCTCAAGAGTCGAGTATGTGGGAGAAAGTGAACTTCCTTATGCTGGTGGTATGACTGCTAAGAGATGGTTAGGATTCTTATGGTTTGTACA